TAAATATATCAATATATTCTTTAAGGGTCATTTATCTAAAATGATGGGTATTAAAAATGCACCATGTAAAGCTTACGATGATTTCATGGCTAAATATTCTGTTACTAAACCAGAATACGAAGCAGAAGATGGTGATTCAGAAGCATTGTTTGACGCTTTGTTTGGAGGTGATTTAGATGGCTAAACCTAAGAAGTCAGAAAAAGAAATTGCTTTAGAAAAATCTCAAAAGATTTTACAAGGTGTTGCTAAATGGTGTGGTTTTTACAGAGAAAATCCACATCGTTTTTGTAAGGATTATTTAAATATAAATTTAAGACTATTTCAAAAGATTCTTATTTTTGCAATGATGCATAACAACTACATAATGTATCTTGCCGCAAGGGGTCAAGGAAAGACATATCTAACTGCGGTATTTTGTGTAGTTCGATGTATTCTATATCCTAAGACTAAAATTGTAGTTGCATCAGCAACTCGAACACAAGGCAATGAAGTTCTTCAAAAAATTATGGAAGATTTAATTAAGAACTACGGATGGGGTTCAGAAAATCTTAAACGTGAAATAGATATGAAAGAAACTTCTGTAGGTCTTAATAAAGCTGTCGTTGCGTTTAAAAACGGTTCTTGGATTAAAGTAGTTACTGCATCAGATACAGGTCGTGGTTTTAGAGGAAATGTTTTAGTATGTGACGAGTATCGTATGGTAGATAAAAAGATTATTGATACGGTACTTAGAAAATATTTAACTGCTCCACGTCAGCCTATGTATTTAAGTAAACCAGAATATCAACATTTAACAGAACGAAATAAAGAAATCTATATGAGTTCTGCATGGCTTAAATCGCACTGGTCATTTGACAAGGCTAAAGCATATACAGTGAATTTCTTAGATGATTCAAAGAAATATTTTATCTGCGGTTTACCTTATCAAATTTCAGTATTTGAAAAATTACTTTCAAGAGAACAAGTAGAAGATGAAATGTCAGAAGATGACTTTGATGAAGTTACTTGGACTGTTGAAATGGGTTGTCTATTTTATGGTGATACTGATGGTGCTTTCTTCTCATTTGACGATATATCGCAAAGAAGAAAATTAAAAACACCATTTTATCCACCAGCATTAATAGATATAGATAAAGGTATTAGAATACCAGAGTTAGTAACCAATGAAAGGCGTATATTATCGGTCGATATTGCGCTTATGGCTTCTAAGAAAAATAAAAATGACGCAAGTTCTATTATTATTAATAGTGCAATTCCCACCAATAATGATAGCTATGTTTCTAATATTGTGTACTTAGAAAACTTCGAAGGTTTAAGAACAGAAGAATTGGCATTAATTGTTCGCAGATTATATAAACGATATAAATGTACAGACCTTGTTTTAGATACGAATGGTATTGGTCTTGGCGTAGCTGATGCTATCATGCAAGATATGTTTGACCCAGAAACAGGTGAAGTATATCCAGCTTTATCTTGCCGTAATGACAAAGTTATGGCTGAACGTTGTAAAGTGCCAAATGCGCCACAAGTGATTTGGTCTATTAAGGCTAATGCTACATTTAATACCGAAGCGTGTATTTTACTTAGAACAGGTTTTCAAAATGGAAAAATCAATCTTTTAGTTTCTGAATTTGAAGCAGAAGAAATATTAAAAGAAAAGATTAAAGGTTTTAGTAAAATGATGCCATTCGAACAGGTTCAGTATAAATTACCATTCATTCAAACTACATTGTTGGTATATGAATTAATTAGTCTTGAACATGAAATTAAAGGTACGAATGTAAAAGTCACTGAAAAAAGTGGGATGCGAAAAGACAGATATAGTTCTTTAGCTTACAATTATTGGGTTCAGTGTCAATTGGAAAGAGAATTATTGCGTAAACCTAAAACCGATTTTGATATAAATGATTATGTGAATCAGTTTAGAAAAATTAATAAAAGACCGAATATGTACTAAGAACAGATAGGGGGTGAGGATGAAAAATGGCTACAAAAGTAAAACTTTCTAAAGAGAAGAAAGTAAAATATATTCCTATCTATACAAAATCAGATTTTGAAAAAGATGAAAATGTTTTTAATAATGCTATAAAAAATAATGAAGAAGTAGATTTAACTACTTTTAGACGTTTGATGGTTTCAGATATTTGTACCAATACGAATGTATTAGATACAGGTTGTTTGGGAGAAATTAAAATTGAAGATGTTTATAGTGCTTTAGCTAATCCCAAAATAGGATGGCGTGTTTTGTTAAGGGCTTCTGAATATCTTATGAGGGTGTCACCGCATTACTATAGATTAAATATGTTATATGCCAATATGGGTTTATTCCAATGGGGTATTGATTTATTCGATGTAAAAGAAAATGTTAACGCTGAAACAATTAAAAAGTCTTATACTACATTAGCAGCACGATTTGAAAATATGAATCTTAAACATGAATTTGCTAAGATTTTACGTTATTTACCATATCAAGATATATATTGTGGCTTAGTTGTAGAAAGCAGTTCTGATTTCTTTATTCAGAAATTGGATTTGCAAGTATGTGAGTTATATCAAGTTCAAGATGGATTGTATAACTTTAAAATCAATTTACCTGCAATTAGTCCAAAACAATTAACTGCTTATCCAGATTATGTTCAAAAAGCATATATGGATTATTGTGAAAACAAAGGACAACGATGGTATTTACCACCAGCAGATAAACAAATTTGTGTAAAAATGAATAGTCAATGGATTTATCCTTACCCAATTCTTATCGGGTTAATTAGAGATATTTTTGACTTAGATACTTATAAAAAATTAAAATTGCAGTCTGCCAGAACAGATAACTATAAAGCGATTATGATTAAAGTTCCTATTGATGAAACTACAATCGATAAACCTTTGCTGACTCCAAAAACATTATTAGCTTTTGCTCACATTAACCGAGAAGCTATGAGTGACGACATTGGTATCATTCATACTTTAGGTGCTGATGGTGAAGCTGTTAGCTTTAAAGATTCTACTAATACTCGTAATAATGTTTCGGACGCAATAGATGAAATTTACAATTCTTCTGGTGCAACAAAGGAGTATTTTAATGGTTCATCTTCTGGTACTGCGGTAACATTTTCTGTAGAGAACGATTCTGGTTTCATATATTTTGTTTACAGACAATTAGAACGTTGGGCAAACAGATATATTAAGCTAAGAAGATTTAATAAAACAGGATATAAGTTCAGATTCTATTTATTAGATACCACTATTTTCAATAGAGATACGGTGTCAAAACGATATAAAGAAGCTTGCACATTAGGGGCAACAGTTATTGATAAATGGCTTGCCACTTTAGATATGACTCCTTCATGTGTATTAGGTTCTTATATTCTTCATAAAGATGTATTCGATTATCATAATAATTTCATTCCATTATCATCTTCATATAACGGAAACACAGTCGAAACAACCAGTAGTGAGTCTGGTAGACCAACAAATGCTGACAAGGGCAAAACTCTATCAGAAGAAGGTCAAAAGACTGCTGATAATGAAAAGAATGACAGATAGGGGTGATAACAATGTCAGATGTTAAAATTAAAAAATCTGCATTATCTTACCCTGTTATGTTTGAAAAAACATCAGAAGAATATGCAGTTGAAGATAAAAGATTTATTAAAGTTAAGGTGTGGTTGATGCACCTTGGGCAGAATTTTAATGGTAGTGTATTTGAAAAAGAAGTTGTAGATGAAGCAATTCCTACACTTGGCTATATTCCTATTGTGGGCTTTATTAAAGCTGACTCGTTAGGTGAGAAAGATTTTTCAGACCATCATTATATTTTGTCAAAAAATGAAAATGGCGTTTATAAAAAATATGTTGGTTCAGCATACGGTGTTGTAATGAGTTCCGCAGATAATAATGCTCATTACGAACAACGTGTATGTGACGATGGAGTTGAACGTACATTTTTAGTTGTAGATGGTTTAATGTGGAGAATGTTTGAAGATAGTTCTTCTATTATGGATAGAGATATAATCAAAAATCATTCTATGGAATTACAAGACAAAGACTTAGAAGATTATGACGGTTATGAAGATGAAGATGGTATATTCCATTTTACACGATTTTCTTTTAGAGCTGCTTGTATTCTTGGAGAATCTTATGAACCAGCTATGATGAACTCTACTGTTGAAGTTCAATTCACAATGACAGATTTTGTAAAAGAAATGCAAAATGAATTGTGTGAAAACTTAAATCTTTTCACCAAGATGGTGAATGAAAAATCTAATCAAGGAGGTATTGGAATCATGCCAGCTACAGACTTTGGACAGACTGTTATGGAACTTTTCTCTGATATTTCCAATTTAGTGAGTCAGCAAGAAGTTATGGAAAGTGCGTGGGGTTGTGGCACTTGTCCTCGCTTCTATTTGCAGGATATTCAAGATGACGAAGTGATTGTTGTAGACAGAAAGAACAATTACTGTCATTATGGTTTCCCATTCACTATCAATGGCGATAAACCCGAAATTGACTTTACTAATGGCAATAGAAAGAAAATCCAGTATGTAAACTACGAAGAAGGAACAGAAGTTCCAGAAGGTAGTTTTGATTTCGGTAAGCACATTGCTGAAATTGAACAGTTAGCTTTTGAAAAAGTAGATGAAGTAAATGCAAAACTCTCTACCGCAGAAGAAGAAAAGGTTACTGCTGAAACTAATTATGCAACAATTCAAGGCGAACTTGAAGGTGTTAGAAATGAATTGGAAACAGCACAGACTAATTACGCAACTGTGAAAGCAGATTTTGAAGAAATGAAACCTAAATATGATGCTTATGTTAAAGCAGAAGAAGAAAAAGCTGAAATTGAATTAAATGCTCGTAAAGATGCTATTATTTCTGATTATGCTTTAGATTTAGGTAATAACGAAGAATTTGCCGCTATTAAAGCTAACAAAGCTGAAATGTCTGTTGAAGAAATTGAGAATAAATGCGCTCTGCTTTATGTAAAAGAAAATAGAGTACATAAAACCAATTTTAGTAGACAGAACAATTCTGGTGTACTTGGAATTATGGATGAAAATATTGACAATGGCGATATGTTTGTTCAGACCAAATACGGTAATATCAGAAAAAGTAAATAAAAGATAAATTTTAAATACTACATTGACTGCTTTAGGCGGTCTTTTTTTATGTGATTTTTTAAGGAGGAAAACAACATGGCTATTTACAATGTGTTTGAGTCTGTGAATATGAGAAGTGTTCATTTTGCAGAACGTATTTTTGATGCTGTATGCGAAGAACCTGTTGAGAATGGCACTTTCGGCTACTTAGAAGGTTTAGCAGAAGGTGAATCTAACATCTATAAATTTGTAAAAGGTACTAAAGAAGGTGCAGAAGTTGTTGTTGCTAACAATCCTGCATGGGATTATGATACCTGCCGCATTACCAATCAGCGTAGAGATATTTTTATTATTGAAGCTGGTGTACCATTTAGAGCATATGTTATGAAAGTAACTGATGAATTTGGTACTGCTATCGAAGGTTTTACTGCTGATTCTCGTGAAACTGTTACTGGTACTGCTGACTTTACTGCAACCCCAGTATATGCAACTATTGACGCTTCTGGTAAATTAGTTGCTTCTACTTCTGAAACCGAAGGAGCTGTTATGTCTGCTCAGATTATGAGAAAACGTATGGTAAGCAATTCTTTGGTTACTAAAGCTCACGTTTACGGTTCTCAGAAAGAAATTTACGAAGTAAAAGTTAATTCTTTGGCTAAATAAGAGATAGGAGGTAAAAGTTATGGCTATTACTAATTTTAGTGCAAATGATATGCAGGTTTACGACTTAACTCTGGATTTAGCAAGAGGTGAATATTCTCGTCACATCGATGAAGAAAAACTGACTGTTAGAGACTTAGAAAAACACCTGCGTGACACCATCAATAAAGACTATCTGAAAGGCATGACTATGTATCAGGCTTTCAGACGTAACAACTTAGTAATGTTTGAAATTATGGAAGAAATCGTAAATACTTCCATTAGCGAAAACGTATTAAATTCTGCTTTCATTGAAGCTTTCGTAGAAGTTAAAAATCGTGCATTGGGCGACAAATCTGCTTTCTATTCCGAAGGTGGTTTACTGTCTGTAGCTACTTTTGCTGGCAACCATTGGGACACCAATAGACAGGCATTTGAAATGGGCGCAGAAATTACCTTACCAAGAGAATGGTTCTACATCCATGTATATGAAGAACTTGAACGTTTCTTGTTAGGTATTACTCCATTAGAGAAAATGATGGATAAAATCCATAAATCTGTTAACAAATTCATTCAAGACAGACTGTATGCTCAGTTCCAGAATGTTGCAGACGCTGTTCCACAGGACTTTGTAGCTAATGGTAATGACGAAGAAGCTTTAGGTGCTTTATGTGATAAAGTTATGGCTGCTGGTGGTTATAGTGAACTGACTCTGGCAGGTACAAGAGGTGCTTTGCGTAAAGTTGCTGGTATCATTCCAGACAAAATGTTTGCAAATTCTCAGAGAGAAGCAAAAGCTAATACTGGTTCTATTGGTGATTGGGAAGGTCACAAACTGATGATTATCCCACAGACCTTAAAATCTGGTACTTTTGAACTTGCTTTAGACGATAATATGATTTTCGTTATGGGTGGCGATTCTAAACCTATTAAACTTGAATTTGTAGGTGATACTCGTTCCGATATGGACACTACTGGTAAGAAATATAATGATATGTCTGTAGATGTTCAGATTCAGACCTGTATGGGTATGGGTATGCTGTTACCTGCATACTTTGGTATGTTTAGATTTGCATAATCTGTAATTTACTATAAGTTTGAATTGCGTAAGAAAGGCGGATTTAGTTATGGCTAAAGGCAAAACTAAAAGCACAGCAGAAGTTGTTTCTGATGAAGTTATGACTTCTGCTGTTTCTAATGAAAGTGTAAAAGAAGAAAATGTAGAAAAACAGGAAAGTTCTAAAAAAGTTGTTCCATTAGAGGATTCTGATGAAATTGTTGTAAAATCTTTAATTTCTAATGTTAGCTATAAAGATAGCACTACTGGAGATATGTATTCTTGGAAAAAAGTTGACGATGAAGAAGTGATGTCCTTTGCAGTTATTAAAAATCTGTGGAGAGGATATAAAACTTACTTTAAAGAACTTTGGTTGAAACCGATGGACGAAAGAGTAATTGATAAGCTTGGTTTAAAAGGTACATACGCTAAATACGAAACTGTAATGAATAAAGATAGTTACAGTAAAAATAATTTAGCTAAAGTTTGTGCGGCTATTAAAGAAATGCCAAGCAGTATGAAATTAACTGTTTACAATAAAATTAAAACCCTAATTGCTAACGGTGATATTTCTGATGTTTATGTAATTAGAACATTAGAAAAACAGCTTGGTTTAGATTTACTTTCCTTCCTTGAATAACAAGGATAAAAGGGGAGGTGTGTTAATCATGCCTACTTCTTATGAAAGAATATATGAAAATGTTTTACCGAAGTTTCAAAGTTATGATATTCCAATTATGA